GAGATCATATAAATTTCATGTTTATATGCTTCTTTTTCATTTAAATTTTTCTTAAGAAACAAAATTTTTGATTTATCCTTAGGCACATTAACATTGTGATGATTTACATAAGCTCGGTCTCTTGTCCCCTTTCCTATGTAGTAAGGAGACCCATCTTCTCTAAGATAAGCATATGTGTAATAAACTCTATTTTCATCCATTTTAATCTTCAATTAATAGGCTTGGTGAATCGTCATATTCTTTACAATCGGCTAACCGATCAAACTCAGGGTGGTCTTTAAGATACTCATCTAGTTCTTCTTCAGATAAAAGTATCTTAAAGACTGTTCCTGTATTATGATCTTTTAGACAAAAAGATTTCATTTAATTAGGTGGTTATTCCTCATCTACTTAGTATGTCAATTACCAAATAGAAGATCCCAAATACTTCTTTTTTTCTTTATTTGTCTACTAGCAAATGGCTTAATAATAAAATTACTTACAGGTAATTCAACTTTAAGATTGTTGCTTCTGTCCCACTTGCTAAATTGATTGACAAATTTTTTATAGGAGTTGCTATCACTCATTATTAGTCGCAACTCCTTTGAAATTACTCCTTTCATTAGGGACTCAGTTTAGCCCGGTGTAAACGTTTTTCTTCATAATATCCCCAAACGTTAGGCGCCCACTTTTGAAGTTCAGGTGCAATTTGTTCGCACAATGCTTGAATCTCTAATTGAGCATCCATCTTGGCGCGAAGATCTAGAATATGAAGTATAGAACGAAGGTTAGCGGATAGTACAAAGTTCTGGCGAATTGCCTGAGGAAGATAATCTCTAATGTGCTCTTCGCACATACCTTGTTCATAATAATCGGCATACTCTTCGCACTCACTCAGAATCCGGCCAATTTTGTGCTGGCGGTGTTCTTCGGTCCAATCATACTTCTTGCCCTTGCGATTGGTATAAAATCCTGCAGGACGAATGTAAAAAACATCTTCTACATCAAGTTCACGATTGGCAACTTTTACAACACGCTTTCCGGTATAACGCTGTGACTGAACATCAAATGTTACACCAACTCTATGGGTTCGGGCCTGAACCATAACACTATGAACATATCCAGAAACCGAAAACGTAATTCCCGGATGCTCTACTGGTCCCCAATGTCCTCTTTCATTACTCAGAAGTTGATCCACGATCCATTCACCACACTTAGATGGACTGGGAATTTCTTGATGATGAATAGGAGTTTCTGAATAATCACACTTCCCTGCCTGATAAATTACTTGCTCAGGAATAGGATAACATTGGAGTTTTACTGCCTCAAGGCGAGGATCTAGTTGTAACAGATCTTTTGCTCTAATTGGCTTCATTCAGCATCCTCCCATACATCGGTTTGTTTATGTAGTTTACGTACTTTCTTCAATTCTTTCATAAGAGACTTAATCTCTTTGTATGCCGTATCAGCATCAATCTTGTCACCAATCTCTAAAGAAATAATCGTTTCTACTCTAGTCTTAAAGTAGAACAATTCTTTTTCAAAATCAGTCAAATCATAAAACCCCACAATTATTCCTCCACGTAATAATCAGGCTCCGGTTCATCTTCTTGCATTTTACCAATAAGCTCCCTTAGGCTAATGGTATTATTTGATTGTTCTTGTATTTCTTCTTTTTCTTCTGTATTACCTAATTCTAGCTTAAGGATCTTCAGCGTTGCCTCTAAGCTTTCTATCAGAAGTCGGACTCTTTCTTCGTTCATCCTGGATCGTATTATAGCAGAAAGGGAGCCCTGTGGTGGACTCCCTGTGGCAGTTAACTAACCGTCTACTCAGACAGTTGGTTCTTCTGCCGGTAGTTGCGCTTCGGCAGCAGCCAGAGCAGTCTCAAGGGCAGCATCTTCAGTTGTATCTGCGTCAACCAGGGCCTGTAGACGAGCAGCCTCAGCAGTAGCCGTTGCAGCAACTTCACGGGCGGCAGCAGCTTCAGCCTGAGCGGCGGCCACGGTTTCGTCATCAGCAGCGGCATCCGCAAGGGCAACTACTAGTCGCTCTTGAAGTTGAGCAACTTGATCTAGAAGATTTTGGCGCTCACCTTGATAGTAGGCAAGGACACGGGAAAGACGGGAAGCAAAGTTAGCCATAAGATTTTTAATCCTCAAAAATAGTTTACACATTGATCTGCAGTTGAACTGCAATGTATTTAACGCTGAACAAACTTAAGGTCATGGTGTGTTGCACCCATCTTCTCAACAATGTATAGGCACCCAACTACAGGATCAACTGATGAACACGTATAAACATCTGCATATGCAGTACCGCATTCAGGACAAGTATGAATAGAAATATGCGACTCTGCGAGCAATAAAATAGAAGTAACACCTTGCGGTTGAAACTTATGGGATACTGTATTGAGTATCGTTGCCTTACAAAGATTTGCAGCAATGGTCAATGTTTGAATAATTAGTTGCTCATCATCCAGTAGTTCAAATGGACAACCATATAGGTTGAGAAGATAGTGCTTTCCCATCAGATATCCGGGGGGTCTTGGGTAGCTTCTTCAATGAGCTTACTCACATAATCTTCGGTTCCATCCATTTTCTTTACCTCAAAAATAGAACTTTTAGTGTATTTTTTGATCTTTTTATATTTTTTGATCAGCTTGTTGAGTTCTTCTTTGTATACTACAACCGCAGGTTGTTTCCTAAATCCTTGGTTACTCATCGGTCCCACACCACATCAGGAAGAGCCTCACGGATAAGTTCAAAGGGGATCGGATACTTATCAGTTAGCTTTTTATCTTTGGTAAGAATAAGAATCTCGGCTTCGCGTGGGTGTAGCCCCTGAACTAGATTAATAAACATTGTTTCCCGGCGGATGCTAGATAGTCCATCATTGCCGCCACGAATAAAGTTGTAAAAATTTTGAAACTCATTACGAATAGTAGTTCGGCTGTTTGAACCGTAAGCATCTACTGGTTCTGTGCTCTTTACTTGTTTACCTACGGTGACAGAAAGAGTATCATTACCTACGTTAAGTTCTTCTAGGCCGGCATAGGGAACATCACCAGGAGGTAGAGCAGATTGAAGGCTAGTGTAATTCCAGAGCCATAGAGCGATAATACTATCGTGTCTGTATTTTTGAATAACTTCAATCTTTTTGGGTTTTGTACGTTGCTTCAGAATAAGATCAAATACTTCAAAAGCAAAAGGATTGGGTTGTAGCTCAATAGAAGAAGCTGCTACTGGTTTTTTCTTTGCAGGAGTAGCAGCTTTTTTGGTTGCAGTAGTTGGCATAGTGTATTATAATCAGTTGGGTTATTTAGTCTTCCTCGCTATCTTCAATCAAATCATCATAATCAATATCTCCATCAACTCGCACAGCAAGTAGTTCAGTTTGAGGAATCAATGTGCCATCGGCATTGAATAGCTCGGGGTGTGGTGTCCAAGTTGAAGGCGGATGATCTTCCAGATAAGTTTTAACCACCCAACCAGCAAGGACTCCCACCATAAGAGTCAACATTACAACAAGAATAGTGAGGACTAAGATGGCAGCTAACATTTACTTTTTCTCCTTGGGTTTTATTTTTAACTCAAGGCGAAAGGTGATTTCTTGGTTAAGGAAGGAAACAACTTTCGCCAATTTATAATGGAAACTTGTTTTCTCCTCCTTTTCCGTAATCTCGGGACCCATCATAAAGACAAACCCCCTGTCAGCCCTATTTAGTTTTGAGAGTTCGCCTTTTTGTTGTGCCACTTTTCTTCTTTGCGTTTTTATCTTTAATAAACTTCTTTACTCCTTCAATAACCTCATCAAGATAGTTGCGGATCTTACGGGCATCGGGCTTAGAGAGATAACCATAAGCTTGCCTTACATAAACAGTATTATCTTCCTGGCCGCCCTGAAGATATAAATCCAGATCTTTAATTGTCTCTTGAATATGTTTTACAGTACTAGACCTAAGGATAGCCTGGGCATCTACTCTACGTAAATTTTTTACTTTAAGATAGGCAAAAGTATTAATTGTAAATTTATTCTCTAAAAAGGCGTAATCAATCGCCCTTTCAATATCATAAAGAGTTTCAGTGTCCATTAGACGAGACCTTGTTCTCGTAGATACTTAACTGTATCTACACAACCTCCAAGTCTTTCTCCCT